CTACAGCCGACTTTATGGAGCGGCTAACCCGTTTCCCCGTATCGTGGGGTCACGACTTAGCGCGTATTTACGAGGCGCGACCTCGGCACGTTTAACGCCGTTGCAGGCGAAAACTCAAACGTTTTTAACGTGTGCGACACGGCCAGATATCGTTCCGGCGGACGAATTCAGTTGTAGATTAGCAACACGAATAAAAGTTCGCAACTACTATCTGTATTTCGCTGTCTTTTTTGCGATCCGCTTGGGCTGCTTAGAAAACTGCTTCCCGCTAGCCGTCGCTTTTCGTTTGTTACGGGTTGTGGCTGCGTACTCCTGCGGGCTTAACGCATTACGGGCGGCTCGGGGGAGATAACGCTCCCCCGTGGCCTTACTACCCTGGATGCTGTTTTTACCAGACCGGGTACCCCAGTCTTCCTTGGTCCATTTCTTAAGGGACCGCTGAGACTTAGCTAACCCCATGAACTAATCCTTCGACATCTTTCGAAGCGTCATAGCGAGACGGGCACGCTGGCCCATCTTGCCGGACTTCTTGGCCGCTTTACGGAGCTGCTTGGCGGGGATCTTCTCCCCCTTCTTGACGCCGAGTGACTTCCGCAAAGCACCGGGCTTTTTAATAGCCCCGCTGATCCAGTTCTTAGCCATTACTTATAGCCTCCACCTGCTTTCTTGTACTGGACAGCCAGCATCTGCGCCTTCCTGGCGCTCCACTGTCCGGGCTTACCGCCTTTGCCACCCGCCTTAATGCTTTCAAACAGACGTTTGCGCATTGTTGGCTTGGTGTAGTTACCAGCGGAATTAACGCTGCTCTTCTTAGTAGCCATATCCTTTGGCCTTCTTAGCAGGGGCCTTCTTTTTGGGGGCGCCCTTCTTCATAGGGCCCTTGTGCTTAGCGCCCTTCATCATGGTGCCGTCCGGCATACGATGCATATTCTTCATGGGAACTCCTTACTTATTCCTTACCATTTGACCTTATCAGCCCAGTAAGCGGCCGACATCTTACCCTTAGAGATATTTGACGCATGACGAGCTTTGAACGACTCGCGGCGCTTTCGGTAGGCAGCAGACTCCCCCTGTTTCTTGGGGGAGCCGCTCACGCCCTGCTGGCCAAAGCGAATCGTCTTTACCTGGTCTCCAGATTTCGCCACCACTACGTGACTCTTGGTAGGGTGGCTTGGGGTGCGCTTAGGCTTGTTGTAGCCCGACACACCGGCCCTAGCAAGCCTTGGATCGCGGTTAGCCATTAGATGACATCTCCACGTAAACGCTTAAGGGTAGCCGCTGGGAGAGCGTTAAACTCGTCCTCGCTTAAAGCCATGACATCAAACGCCTTCTCCCCGCGTGCAGCAGAGCTCTCGCCGGGCATATCAGGCGGCTGAGCCTCAGCAGCCTTCATCTTACGGGCTACTTCCGCCCGCTTTTTGGCTACTTCGTCAACGCTTGGCTTAGCAGCAGTCGGCGTAGAGCCAAGAGACGGCTCAACCGGTGCGCCGGGGTCCAAACCGTACTCACGGATGACAAATTTAGCTGCTTTTGACAGCGCTGCTACCGGGTTGTCACCCTTCACGATGAACGCATCGCGAAGATCAATGACTTCCTGGGTGTACTTCTCGTTGAAGTCGGAACTAGCGCGGTCAAAAACCGGGAAGTTCGTCTCCAATTCGGCCGCTGCCTGCTGCAAAGCAGACATCTGCTGGCTCTGAGTGACTTTCTGCTCCATTTTCTGGGTCAGTTCGTACTCAAGCTGGGCCCGTTCTGCCTGACGGATCTCCTGACGCAGAGCTGCGGCCTTCTCATGCTGCCCGTCAAGCACCAAATTCTGGTACTCGACCTCTTTTGCCGCGAATTCGTAGGTGCTCGGGGCGTTTTCGGCTACGTTTTTCGCAGCCATAAGGTCATCAAGCTGCTTCTGAAGCGCCTTTTGCTTCGCCAACACCTCGTCAAGGCGTGACTTCGGCACCATCGGCTTCTTCTGCTCCGGTTCTGGGGCAGTTTTTGCCTCCGGTTCAGGGGCAACCTCTACCTGCGGCTCAGGGATGCTCGGCGCTTCCGCCTGAACTTCGACTTTCGGCTCAACTTTAGGGGCCTCGGCGACCGGTTCCTCAGCGACTTCCGGCTGTTCGATCGGGGCAGCTGCCTTAGGCTCTTCGCCAAGGCCGAAGTTCAGGTCAATCGAGGGGCTTTGGGCGTCCTCAATTGGGTCTGAACCAGGCATACGGTCAAGAGTAACTTCCTTCTTATCCTCGGACATAGTCAACCTCCTATTGCGGGGTAATTGGCCGCATCATTGGGGCGGGTCGCGATGCAGCTTGTGTCTGCGTCTTCGCAGCGGTCTGCATTACGGTGGCAGCGATACGGGTTGCGGCAGCGGTTTCCTGCTGCGAGCGGCGGGTCTGGTTAGTCAGACTGGCCAGCTCACGCCGCAACTGCAACTCCTGCTCCTTCATAGCGATCTGCGCCTGCAGGTCGGCCATCTTGAGCTGCGGTTGGACATCTGCCACATCCTGGACCTTGGCGATATTGATCGCCGCTTCGGACTGCAGCTTCTGAACTTCCGCCTGCATCTTCGCCAACGTGAGCTGCACCTGCTGCATGGCAATCTCGTTCTGCGCTGCTGCGGCTTCCTGCTGTTCCGGTGTCTGCTCGACGCCCGTCATCATGCGGATGCGCTTAGCGAGTTCACCCTTACGGGCAAGATGGCTGTACTCGATGATGGCGTCATCCGGGATGGCAACACCAACCTGACGCAGATTGAGGGCCTCGGCGAACTGCATCTCGTCGAACGAGTCGCGAGCCGGGGCGGTACCAATAACGACGTCATACTCACCAAGAGTCAGGTCGTTGACCACGCGGCCTTCCGGAGTCATCTCGTTCAACACGATTGGCTCGCGGGGCTTGAGCGGATCATCTTCATTGGTAATCTGGATCACTCGCTGTTCAGTATAGAACTTCTGAATCAGGTTAAGCACCTTTTCTGCGAGATAGTGTCGAGTCTTACGCAAGTTGTCGAGCGGCACCTGAATCATGATGACGCCGCGATTCTGCTTGGCCTGGATCGCAATGCCAGAGACCTCAGCGCCGTCAGACCCGAGCATCGAGTCGTTCACGCCGCTAATAGTCTTAATGTTGAGCGCGGCCTTCTGGCTGATGCGATCAAGCCCAGTCGGGATCTGGTTCGGCTGGATTTTGACCGGCGGGTTAGACCCACGGTTGTACTCCAGAACCAAGCCAGTCTCTGCGCCGTGCTCCTCAAGGTCGTCAGCCGTCATGCCGACGAGCGAGCCACTCTCCACCATCCAGCCGCTGTTGGCCGTGGTGTTAACGATGTGCAGCTCTTGGCTGGCAATCTTGTTGAGCTGCTCCTGCGGGGAGAGCAGGTTACGCACCATGCCAAAGGGGCGGCCGCGACGGAAATAGGCGAAGTACGGCACGATGGTGAAGTCATCGTACGGTGACCAGTCGTCATGCAGCACAATCTTGTCGCAGGTGACGGTCCAACGCACGCGTCGAACGACCTTAGAAATGATGCTCAGCCCGTACTGCTTGGCGAACTTCTTGGATTTCTGTTCATTCCAGTTTTCAGGCACTTCGCGCTGATCACCCGTGTTTGGGTCAACAAAGAAATCCGCCCGGCCCATCTTGCGGTACTGACGCGAGATGACGCGCAGCGCACGCACGTTACGATAATCTTCGTTTCCTGGGATAGCAGCACCCAAGTAATCCTGCGACGTATCCGTCTTACCGTAGCGGGTCTCTTCGTACTCAATAGAGTCACGGCCAAAACTGTTGCCGTTTTCTGCTACGAAACGAAGCGCCTCGGCCTTGTCCTTACCGTAAAGCTCTTCGATCTCATCGAGGGTCATCCACTTGGTCTCGAACACCTCGTTCCAGGTCTTCGGGTCATACTCTTTCGCATCCGGATCAATGAGAATGTCGATCGGATCTTTGGCCGTGATACGGATTTCACCTTCGACGTGGTCTGAGAAGTCCATACGTACATCAAAGTAACCACGGCCGTCCATGATGAGTCCGTCACTGAACACCGTCTGCTCGACCCAGTCGAGCTTGTTGTTGTCAGCAATCTGCATGTACAGCTTAGTCAGTACGCTCGCTACGTCCTGATCACCACCACGGCGCGGTTTGAACTGCACGTCAGCACGACGCGTGGACTGTTCTCCGAGGACAGTGTTCACTGTAGGAAGAACGGTGTTAATAGTCAGTGCCGGACGGCCTTCTGCCTCCAGCTTAGCCAGATCAGTCTCGTCCCACTGATCGCCGCGATAGAACGCGTCACACTTCTTGGCCATCTCGACGTACTGCAGGTGCCCGTTGTCGCGGGCCCGGACGTACCGGTTCCACTGCTGTTGAGCAAGCCGCTGTTCTTCGATGGAAGGGGTTTTGATCTTAGCCATGGTTTATGCACTCATCGCGGATTTTTGGCGGGGTCCGCGAGTAAGAGAGAGGAGTTTGTCCCGCCAAGACGGTGTATGTACTACCGGGGCTTGATACGTAGAGAACTCAGACATCATGAGACCGATCCACGCCAAGGCGTCGACCTGGTCGTCATGCATACCGTTCGGGAACCTAAGAAGTTCCGCGAGTAACGGACCAGTGAACGAAGCGTCACGAGGGAAATATACTTTCCCCTGCTGCATACGTCCTTGGATGGCTCGGGCACGCGCTTCCTTGTCGCGCCGCCCAGTCTTAAGGTCTTTGAAGTACGCCTCGAACAACCCGCGCTCACGCACACGTTTCTCGAGGAACGGACCGAGCGCCATTTCAATGTGGCTCTTTTCGATGCCAACGATCGATGGCTTCCACTGAACGTACAGGTCAAGTATCCGCTCGACGAGTTCGAAGCCGTCGAACCGACCGCGCACGCAGTCCATGACGAACATATCGTCGTGCTCGTTGATACCGACCACTATCCCAACGCTGTAGTCGTTGCGGTCGTTCTTACCGATGGCCAAGTCCCACGCGCAGTAGTACCGCATGGATTCCTGGTCAATCTCGTCAAAGTCGTAGTAGTTGATCATGCCGCGAGTAAAGTACTGGCCGTCATCTGCTACAGGGTTCTGCTGAAAGAGCGCCGACCAGTCACGCGGGCCTACGGCTTTTTCGATGCGCCTGAGCGCTTCGACGTCGTACCTTTCGGGGTGGAGGGCTTCTCCCGCTTTGCGGAATTCTTCGTCTTCTTCGGCGATAGCGGGGTATCTGACAACTTCCCAGTCGTCCCCACCTTGAGCACCCGCTTTAAGAAGTCGACCAGCCAAGTCATCATCATGCCACCTCGTTAGAATGACCAACACGCCGCCGCCAGGAGCAAGACGGGTGTACGCCGTTGACGTATACCAGTCCCAGTTAGCATCCCGGTTGTTCTGGCTCTCGGCATCCTCCCGGTTCTTCACCGGATCATCGATAACGAGAACATGAGCACCTTTACCTGTTATACCACCACCGACACCGGCAGCTACGTAGCCACCGCCATCAGTTGTCAGCCACGCCTCAGCGCTCTGGCTATCCGGATCGAGACGCGTCTGAAATATCGCTTTGTAGGACGGTTCACGGAGTACCTGACGAACCTTACGACTGAAACCCATCGCAAGCGAGCCTGAATACGAGCAACTAATAAATTCATGCGAAGGGTTGCGACCCAGATGCCAAGCCGGGAATGAAATCGACGCAAGCGTCGACTTTCCATGACGCGGTGGCATAAAGAGCATAAGCCTCGGCGACTTTTGATCCACAACGTCCCGAGAAAACTGTTCAAGTCGTTTGCAAACATCTTTGTGCACCCAACCCGCGTTGTAGTCTGGATTGAACTTCTCAACAAATGGCAGCAGCCGCTTACGCGCGAGTATTCGTTCAGCTAGTTCTTTCCGCGCCTGTTCCTTTACATCGAACTCTTTCTTAGCCGCCTCTGACAGTGGTTCGTTATCGGGTTTCGACTGCGCTGGATTAAGCAGCGCTTGCTCCGCATCAGCGAGACAGTAGACACATACCCCTTTGTGTTTGCCTGAGTACAACGTCTCCGGATGGAGATTCTTGCACTTCATGCACTCAATAGTTGGTATCTCGTCTGTCAAGGTGAGTCAGGCTCCAAGTAACCGACGTCCTTACCAGCCAGCTTCAATAATTCTTCATCACTCAACCGCTCTATCTGAGCGGGGTTCAAATTAATGTTGACCTGCATGGCGTTGTCAGGAGCCGTTAGCCCGTGCAGCTTCACCAGCGAGTCAACCGTGTTCTTCATCTCGGTCGCGTTCACCGCAGCGTTGTACGCGTCCAGGTACATCTGGTGCGCGTGCGTCCGCGTGAACTTCACCTCTTCCCGCATCTGCTCTCGGAAGAAATTCAGCGCCTGAACCACGGCCGGGCGCTTAGCTGCGTCCAGCGCGGTCTGATAACTGGCGTACCCAGCCGCACGCCCCGCAGCAGCGATAGTCATGCCGCGAGCCATGTACAGCACCAGACGTTCCTGCTGCACAGTAAGAGCCCCAAGCGTCAGCCCCATGTACGGGGTCATGGCCTGGAACTCAGTGTGGGACATCAGCTCATCAGACTGAGCTATGTCAGTGGACAGGGGCGTTTGGGTCTCTGATTGAATCGGCGAGCTCTCCAACAACTTCTTCGTCCAGATAAACAAGAACAGGTGCCCGAT